ACGCGAACTTGGCTAGGCGTATAACGCCATGACCAGGTACGTCAGCCTTCCTGGAACGAGTCGCCTGGACAGCCGCAGACAAATGCGGATAGCCAGACATCATCGCCAGTACGTGCTGATTCGAAACACGATCGGAAGCTTCGCTAAGATCTAGCGTAGCAAGGTTCCCGCTACGGGAACCTTCACAAGCCAGAAACCTATTGGGTTCCTGGTCATCTGTTCCGATCACGCGGGCGAGGAAGTCATCCTCGCTTAACGCGTCACGTAGAGCACGCTGAATGGCCTGCTGCGCATATTGCATCGCAGTAGGCTCAATCGCAATGATACGTGGAGTTTTAATCGTCTTAGGAACGGTAATAACCCTAACGGGCAATTCCGCTCCGGGTTCGACGATGTTAAGCCTCCCAGCAATCTCCGCATCGAAGCGGGGATTAGGTGAGAGGAAGGATGTTGCCGGTAAAACAGGCTCCATCCTCCGGGTCCAGGTACGCAGATTGTACTTCGCGTTTCCGCGGAGACGATCTGCGGTAGCGCCTGGACCATGCTTCGGCATGAGTCTGCCCCAGTAGATATCTCTATCTACTTTGGCAAACAAATCGCCAAACAGCATCTCAGACATACGCCTGAAATCCTCCAAAAAGGATTCATCCAGGAGTGAGTCCGAGCGCTTAACATCGTGCTCACACTGGATGTACTCAGACATCGCTAGCTTCTCCCTTTCGGGAGAAACGACCTTAGTCTTTGCAGACGGGCCGTCATCCTGACGAGACCCACCCTCACGGGCGGTCTCGGAGAAGGCTATCTTGCTAAAAACCAGAGTTAACTGGCGAATAGCATAGATTGTCTCGATGTCTGGTTCATCCAGAAGCACGCCACTACTAGAGTCGAACACGCGTCCAAGGAAACCCGACAGAAATGCCGGGAGACCATTACGACGCCCACGAGTTCTTTTGAAACTCGGGACGTCCGAAGGGACGACAAAACCTTGGTCTAGCCACTTTTGGGTAGCCTTTCCAAAGTCTGCCAGAGTTACGGCTAAAAACCATAACCCCTCGTGTTCGGCTCGCCCCACGACATATTTTATGTCGCGGGTGGCGCTAGTGCAGCATCGTATGGCCAATTCATTGGCCATACAGGACCAGAGGGACATCAGGCTTTTCACGCTACCTCCTTTCTAAGGGAGATTGGCGATCCCTAGCCCGATGAAGTCACCCCAAGAGTCTAGCAGTGATTAGCTGCGACAACTCCTTGGATAACTAGGTAGGAGAAGTTCAGAATGGTGATAAGAACAGCAACCGCCCTTGCGGCCGGTGCCGTCTTAGCCACCTTATCTGACTTCCTCCGACCGCCGAACTCAGTTCGGCGATTCGGAACCTGCCTGTTTCTCACTTAAGAGATCCAGACGGAGGTCCTTAGATGAGGTAGCCACGCACGACCGGCTCAAACGAGCCGATCATGTCGTAGCCCTCATCCAGGTACAACCGAATCCACTTGTGCACCAACTTCGCCTTGCTGAAGCTCGCGTTAGCGAACAACAGCTCGACGAAGATGCCGTCGTGGGCCACGTCCGCAATGGACAGGCCCAATCCGGCGAAGGCCGCACCGACCGACAACTTATCGTCGTCGATCCGTGAGACCAACAGCACCTTAGTGGCGGAATCCAACTCGAGGTTGGGGTGTATCGTATACAACGGTACTCCTTAACTCCCGAAAATAGATTCCGGGATCGATAGGTGAACAGACAAGCCCTACGTCGTCACCCATCACGAAGACGGAACGACCAGGTCCGTCGACGCCCCGTTACTCTTACGAGCAGCAGGGCGTTCGGAACTCGGTCGTCCCTCTCCGGAGTAAGCGCCTTGTGCAGAGACCCAACAGATCGTTGGATCTCTAGCGCA